TGACTGTTTTTAATTGTGTTTATTAATGTGATTCTCCCCTGATATATCTATATCGGGGGTTCTTTTTATAGGTAATCGCTAAAAAATATTTTAAAAAAGATTAAAAAAGTGTTCTTTGTATTAAAAAAAGAAATATATTTGCTAAACAATCACACTTTAAAAACACATACAATGAATCAGAAATTCCAAAAGTATTTAGACCAAGATGGCGGTATCGCTTTCAATTTAGCAATTTACAATAGGTTCTCTTCCATCGGAGATAGTGTTTATAGTGAAATCTGCGGTGGATTTATTGATGGGGTTTATCAATGGTCAGACCACAATATTGACTATGTTGAGGATTCCGAGAACACAAAATACTACGGTTTTACCATTAATTTCAATGGTGGTGCAAAACGTAGGGTATACATAGAAAGGTGGGTTCTTAATATTGAACCATCTAACTGGAAACACGCAAGGTCTTTGTTCAATAAGTATTTAAGGGAAGATGTAAAGTATAATACAAGTCAAGAAGCGAACGCAGTATATTCTTATTAAGATAACAACGGGGAGAGGCATCCTACACCTCATTAAATCACACAAAAACAAAAACAATGAAAGCAAAAACAATCATCACTTGGGCAACAATTATCGCAATGCTTTGGGTAGTAGGTCAGATTCAAGACCAATATTGCAGATAATGAATGCCAAGAAAACACTGCAACCTATATGGGTTAAATGCAGAATATGCAAATTACTTTATACAATCACAATTAAAACACAAAGCAAATGTCCAAGATGCCACTGCCTAAATGGGGCGACTTAAACACTTACGAAAGACACAAACTCCTTGGGGAGTTAATTGATTCAATGATTTATAGCGGAGAAGCACTTCAACATCTACAAGTAACTATTGAGCAGTTCCGCTTGATGGGATATGTTAGGTCTGTAATCATGCCTCAGAATGAATTAGATGAAGAATGCCCTGACTGCTATGGTAAAGGGTGCGACAATTGTACATTTTTAAAACCGAGTGAATTATGAAAATTTGCACATACTGTAAAAAGGAGAAACCATTAGAACAATTTAACAAAAATGCATCCTCAAAGGATAGGTTAGCAAGTAGGTGCAAAGCGTGTGAGAAAGCAATCAAGAGCAATAAAAAAGATATCTACTCGGATTTATATCGAATATTTTAAACAATCAAAACAAAACAATGACAAAGGAAGAACTCAGAAAGACAAGAAGAGCAAAGGATGTAACCCAAGAAAAGTTGGCAGAATTGTCAGGCATCTCACTTGCCACAGTTAACCGAGCAGAAAAGACTGGTAAAGTTTATTTAAAAACAATGCAAAAATTATTTCAAGTATTGGAACAAATATCTTAATTTTAAATTAAATCAAATCACAAACGCAATGAAAAAACAAGTCACAACAAATGTCCGCATCCCTGCGGAATGGTTAAAGGTCAGCATTAATGACATTATGATTATGGTTACTGCAACCATTAACGATGCAGAGGATTATGTTGATGTTCAAGTTAGGGAAATCATAATCCCAGGTTATCACTGCATAAACATCTTGCCTCAGTTCCATTCATCATTTTATGAGTTGGTAGAGCAGAAGTGTATGGATGCTTTCACGTTCAAGATGGATAGTAATTATGATCACGAATACTATTCAGACTATGTACTATGACCGAATAGAGATGACATTAATGGTCCGTGATGAAGTCCGAGCAACTGCTTACCCTTTAAGATGCCATGAATCAATAGAACGGCAACGGCATCAATGGTACTACTTTTATGGATTAAAGAGCATCAGAGATTGGGAGATATTCATTACCCATAAGTCAACGATGGAGAACTCAGCACCATTTAGAATTGAAAAACCTTTTCCTTATCACATTAAATCAAAACAAAATGAATCAACAGAATCAGGACCAACAGACATCAATTGCGAACCAGTTAATTCTTCAGGGGGACTTGAGCAAACTGTCGGCAAACGACAAAGTCAGGTATTATAACGGGTACTGCGAAAGGATGGGACTTGACCCATTTACCAAACCTTTTGACATCCTTAGACTTAATGGCAAGGAGATTCTCTACTGTACAAGGTCGGGAACTCAGCAACTTAACAAACTTCACAAAGTATCTCACCTTATCACCTCAAGGGACACTAACGCTGAAGCAGGTGTTTACATTGTAACAAGCAAGGCATCCCTTCCTGATGGTAGGTGTACTGAATCAATCGGAGCAGTCAACATTGCAGGTCTTAAAGGTGAGGCTTATGCTAATGCCATTATGAAGGCAGAAACCAAGGCAAAACGGAGGGCAACACTTGACCTCTTAGGATTGGGTGTGATTGATGAATCGGAGGCAGAAAGCATCCCTAATGCATCAGTGGGGGCATTGCAGACAATGGTTGAAGCATTGCCTCAGATGGAAGTAGAAGCGGTTGAGGTTATTGAAACAGAAGAAGATGAAAAGTTGACCATTGGCAGACTTGCAATTGCCATTAAGAAGGCGAGTAACATTGTGGAACTCAAGGCGGTTTACGATGCTAACAAGCATAAGATTGAAACCAACTCTTTTATTAAAGAACAATTAAAAGCAAGAAAAAATGAACTCCTTAAAGGTTAATGAAATAAAGGTGGGGGATATTGCTCCCACCAAGTTTGGCATAGAACTTATGGCAGATGCAATACAAGAGCAGGTTAATGATGGACTGCTTGACCCTTTAGAGGTTGCAATCAAGTTCAATAGTTTAGAGCAACTGGTTAAGTCGGTAAAATCCCGAATAACCGAGAATGTTTTATCAGAACTTATGAAGCACCCGAAAGGTAAGGCAGAGGTACTTGGTGCATCTGTATCGCAGATGGATTCTATCAAGTATGACTTCTCAGATCTTCCAGGTTGGTTGGAACTTGAAGAGCAGATTATAATGCTCAAGGAAAAGCAAAAGGAAATAGAGGACAAAGAAAAGACGTACCATAAGGGTGACCTACCTATTAAGTCAGTAACTTCAACCTTCAAAATTCAATTAAGCAAATAAAAATCACAATCATGTCAAACGCAACATTCACAAAGCACGAACAATTTAACAAAAACATTGAAATTTGTCACAAAGTATTAAAGTACATGAAGAAATCTTTTACTTCTAATGCTTTTGGTATGCGGTTAAGAAGTTCAGGAGTACAAGAACAATTTATTCAAAATGATTATATGAGAAACTTCTTGTATGAAAATTGTGATAAAATTGAAGGTACAAGGTCTTGGATGAAAAAAGTAGAAAAACCGCAAGCAACAGATTTGCAAATTACATTTGTAAAAGAAGTAGAAACAGATTTAGAAAAGGCAATTCAGATAGTTAAGAACAGTGGACAGTACAAGGTCTACAAACTTCAGCAAGAGTGGAAAGAAATTTAGTAATCAATAAAAAAACAAATATGCAAAAGTTAATCAGTCTAAACATTGACGTAAGTAAAATTGACGCTAAAAGATTGTACAAGGGTAAAAAAGGACAATATTTGTCCGCAACCTTGTTCCTCAAGGAAGAGGTGGACCAGTACGGAAACAATGGATTTATAGTAGAATCTATTACCAAAGAGGAAAGAGAGAAAGGTCTTAAAGGTACAATCATCGGAAATGCCAAGTATATGGTAGCAGGTGGACCTTCAAAGCAAGAAGAGGTATCTGACTTGCCATTCTGAATTAATCACAAGGGTGGGGTTATTACCTCACCCATACTTAAACTAATCGTTATGCAAATCACATTAGACTTACACGAGCAGGAAATTGTCAGAGGAATCGCACTGGCAAGGCATAAGAACAACATTGATAGGGGAAGCAGGTCTTACAAGATGGGTGGAGGTGATGACCTTCTCATAAACCTTGAAGGTACAGGGGGAGAGTTCGCATTTTGCAAACTAAAAAACATCTACCCTGATATGACCATTGACCATCCAATCCCATACGATTGCTACATTAATGGTGTTGGATACATTGATGTAAAAAGTACAAAGAAACCAAACGGAATGTTATTGATAGGCACTTGGAAGTATCGTGCAATACCCGAGTATTATGCTTTAATGGTGGGCGAGTTTCCTAATTATGAGTTCAAGGGATACTTTCCAGGTTCAGAGGTTTTTAAACCTACAAACATTGTTGACTTAGGACATGGTGCAACCTATGGGATTACACAGGACAGATTAAAAATGGAGTTATGAGAGATTTAACCTATCATCTTGAGAACGCAATTGAGTATCTTGTTTATGATTTATCAATCATTGATATTGAAGAACGCAAGGCAAATGCGGTCACCTATCGGTCAGGGAAGTGTGTTTGTAACTTCATGGGATATCCTCCAAACAAAATTAGCGACTTGAGGCAGATAGGTCGCAAGGTTGTAAGCAGAAATGATGGCAAAACCTATGCGGTCCGAATAAAGAAAAAAGAGGTCACAAATGAATAATTTTGTATCTTTGGGTAGTAGACAAGCATTTGAGGTAGTGTGCAAATGCTTGTTTGTAAGTACAGACAAGAATGGGGAATCGGGTAAACACACTACACCTGAATCCCCTTTTTTTATTTTATGAAGAAAGATGCGTTTTATTTTCCGCATTTTGCAAACTCAAGAAATGATAACAAGATAATGAGATTGCGGTTAGAGTTAGGTCTTGAAGGTTATGCTATTTATTTTATGTTACTGGAAGTCCTTAGAGAACAAAATGACTTCAAATATCCAACAAAGGATATAGATATTCTTGCTCATCAATTTGGGACAAGTGAGCAGAAAGTTCGTGTAGTCATTTGCAACTATGGTCTTTTTGAGGTAGATACTGATGAGATGTTTTTTAGCATTAAGCAGATTTACTACCTTCAACCTTACATAGAAAAGACCCAAAGAGCAAGAGTTGCAGCACAAAAAAGGTGGGATAGAGTAGAGGCAGATGCAAATGGAATGCAAATGCATAGCAAATGCAATGCCGATGCAATGCAAATAAAGGAAAGTAAAGTAAAGGAAATTAAAGTAAAAGAAAGTAAAGTAGGTTTTGTACGTCCTGAGTTATTTGAAGTACAGAACTATTTTGAAGAACTTGGAAACCTAAATGAAGCAGAGGGATTCTTTAACTACTATGAGAGCAATGGTTGGAAGGTAGGAAAGAACCCAATGAAAGATTGGAAAGCAGCATCAAGGAATTGGATTAAAAACTCTAAAAATTATACCAAAAATGGAACAAGCACTAAGTCAAACTTTGACATCTATAATGAGAAACGAAACGAAATCCATGACTACTTCTCCGAGATTGACAGACTCAGAGCAACTGGACTTGGAACGCTTTAAACTTGCAAGAGTATCTGAAAAGTTAAACACTGTCAGCATTGCTCTTGTAGTTGATGAACTTATCAGGGGAATGCATAAACTTGGCATCAAGGGAGATAAAATACCCAATAAAGAGGAACTATCTGTCATGTATAAGTCAATAGTTGAGGAATACCCTAACATCAAGTTTGGTGAGTTATCCCTTGCTTTTGATTTAGCAAGTAAGGGAAAATTAGATATGGAAGCGGAAACCTATCAGAATTTTTCAGTCTTGTATCTCCATAGACTACTCAGGTCATTCGCAAGGTATGGGATGCAGAAGTTAAATGAGATTAAACCAGTGGAAGAAAGCAAATGGAATCCAAGATATGTTACTGATGATGAAAAGATAGAAACTGCATTTGATTGTTATAAAAAGTTTCGCATTTGGGATAGCATTGTGTTCGGGGTGGATGTGTTCCATATCCTGCATAAGCAAGGTAAAATAATTGTAGAAGTTGATGATACTTATGATAAGGTTCTAAAGGCAATGAATGAAAAGATGTTTGAAGGTTCAAGGCAGGACAAGATAGACATCAAGAACAAGATGAAGGATGATGACTATATGGAAAATCAGTGTATGAGAATGGCGGTAGCAGATTATTTCACTAAACTAATTAACAGGGGATGAGAGTTTTAGTTGCTTGTGAAAAAAGTCAGACAGTCTGCAAAGAGTTTAGAAAATTAGGTCACGAAGCATATTCTTGCGATATTGAAGAATGTACTGGAGATAACCCTGAATGGCACATAAAAGATAATGTTTTGAATCATTTGGATAAAGGTTGGGACTTATTAATAGCACACCCACCTTGTACTGATTTAGCAGTTAGCGGAGCAAGATGGTTTCCTGAAAAGAGAAAAAATGGTCAGCAACAAAATAGTATTAAATTTTTTTTAGAGTTCACTAATACTAAAATACCTAAAGTTTGCATTGAGAATCCAATCGGTATCATGTCATCAATCTATAAAAAACCAAGACAAGTTATTCAGCCTTATTATTTTGGTCATCCTGAATTTAAAGCGACCTGCTTATGGTTGAGAGGTTTGCCAAGATTAAATGCAACAAATTATATTAAACCACCAAAAAGGGGAGATGCAGACTGGAATGCTTGGAACAGGGTACATAAATGCCCACCATCTGAAAATAGGAAAGAATTGAGAGCATGGAAATATAATTTAATCGCAAAGGCAATGGCAGAACAATGGGGCAAAAATTAATTAATATGGACCTTACTGCTGGAATGTTGACAAAGTTTGCACTTATCAAGTTGGAATCCAAAGGGTACTATGTTTGGCGAAACAACAATCTATCCGTGCCTGGCAGGAAGTTCATTGGTGAGAGAGGTGTGGCAGATGTAACAGGATTCTGCAAGAGTACAGGAAAGGCGGTTTACTGCGAGGTTAAAACTATTAAGGATAAACTTAGTGACTATCAGATAGTTTTTCTCAATAGAGCAAAGAATGCAGGTGCTTTGTGTTACCTTGCAACAGATAACAAAGGCATCCCTGAAATGAATGAATGGGTCTGACAAAGAACGATATCATCACAGGTCTGTATACCGACAAGGATATAGACAACGCCATAAAGAAGATGCAACCTTTTGAGTTGCAAGATGACTTGAGGCAAGAGATGTTTATGGTACTTTGCGAAATGGATGAGGTCAAGTTTATGTCAATGCATACGGGTGGGTTCTTAAAGTTCTATTTGGTCCGCACAATGCTATCAATGATAAAGTCCGATAGGTCAACCTTTTTCAATAAGTTTAGAAGGGTATTTACGGAATGGACCGAGAAGCACGATGCACCTGATGTAAGTGATACCATCCAAACCGATGAGATCACCGTAAAACTGAATAACTCCTTAAAGATTCTGCATTGGTATGAACTTGAGATATTACGCTTGTACTCCGAGAACGGGCAGAACATAATGTCCCTTTCACGGGACACTGGTATCCCTTACAGGTCCCTTATGAAGACTATAAAGAAAACAAAAACTCTTCTTAAATATAAAATCAAAAACCATGTTACTCCTTAAAATTGTTATCGCATCCCTTTTCTCTGTTTTCTATCTTATAGACATGGCAAGACTGCCTGAGAAGTTAAAGGTCAATTTTAAACCATTTAACTGTAATATGTGCCTTAGTGTATATGTTGCCATTGCTTTGTACTTATTACCAGTAGTGGTCCTTAATTGCGTTTTGGTGGCATTCGTTGCAGGGGTATCTGCTCCCTTATTTAGAAACCTGATGAATAACATATTTTTCAAAAAGTAATAATTAAAAAAATGCGTACAAGTGCGTAGGCAATTATGAACGCATTCAATCAACTTTACAAAAAACAAATAATATGAATCAGACAGGAACAACAACAATCTCTTGGAAACCATCTATTGAAGTAAGGGAGAAACCAATGAGTGCGGTAATGCAATTATTGAATTTTATCTTGGTTGAACGCAGACAGGAAGATGGTTCAATCAAATTTCATGCTCACGAGGATTTTAGTAGATTTCTTCAGATTGAAAAGGACAATTTGAAAGATGCTCATTTAGATGGTCAATCATTAATTGATTATAAGAATGAATATGCTGAAGCGTATTACAATGAAACATTTAACGAAACCTATAACAAATAACATGACACCAAAAGAAAAAGCAACATATTTAGTATTTAGATACATGTCAAAGGTTGTTAGTAAGAAAGTAGCAATTGAATGTGCGATAGTAGCCGTTCAAGAAATAATATGCTCAAACCCACACAGTAATCCATTAAATACCAATGTTACATCAACAATGAAATGGTGGATGGATGTACAAGAAGAATTAGAAAAAAAATAAACTATGGCACAACAAACAGCAGTTGAATGGTTGATGGATAGAATAAAGAATCAGCACCTGTATGGTTTTACTCCATTACATGAATTAGAAGAACAAGCAAAATCAATTGAGATAGAGCGTTTAGAAGATTGTTGGATTGCTGCTGAACAATCTAAAGATTCGCAAACATTTTTTAATTACTACAACGAAACTTTTAACAAATGACAAAGGAAGACGAAAAGTTTATTCAAGATAATATCTACAACTTTGAATGCGTAAAGATTGGGTTTATGAAGAACCTTCCTTTGCATATCTTAGTAGGTTATGAGCAGATTTATAGAAGATATCTTGACCCTGGGTTTATCCTTACAAGTTGGTGCAGTAATTGCGTTGCTGACATGATGAAGCGGTTGAGCAACTTTTGGGATTCATACCAAGCATCCAAGTTGCTTGATGCGGAAGTTGTACAAGAACCTCTACAAGTACCAAAGAAAAAAGGTAGACCATTTAAAAACAAACAATGAGAATCATAACAGTTGGTCAGCGTAACTCGGGGGTCTCTTTCCATAGGTTGTTCAATCCATTAATCTATTTGCCAAAGGATTACGCAATGATGACCGATGTACTAACCGAGGAAGAACTTGAGAAAGGTTATGACATTCTTTTTATCAATCGTTACATAGCAGGGATGGAGGTTGATGAGGTTGTAAGGTTAAGGGAGAAGTACGGATTCAAGTTGGTAGTTGATGTTGACGATTATTGGAACTTAGATGCTTGGCATATTCTTTACGGCAAATATCCTACTCAAAAGGTTATAGATCATATCAAGATAGCAGATATTGTAACTTGCTCAAATAATGATTTGGCGGTTGAGGTTGATGAACTCAATCCTAATTGGATAGTAATACCAAACGCATTGCCTTATGGCGAGGACCAGTTCACAGATGTAAAGACCGAATCAGAGAAGGTCCGCTTTGTTTATGCAGGTTCTATCACCCATGAGAAAGATATCGCAATACTTAAAAACCCAATGAAGAGGGTGGCAGGGGATTCAATGTTAAAGAATAACTCAAGGTTTATACTTTGCGGATATTCAGAGGACAAAAAGTTAGAGCAAGTATGGGGCAAGATGATTAACGATTACCTTTGTGGATTCAAGGTTGATGGTTACATACGTTCTGCGTTACCAGTGGACCAATATATGAACTTTTACAATGAAGCAGATGCTTGTTTGATTCCGTTGGTTGATTCAAAGTTCAACTCTATGAAATCTAACCTTAAAGTATTGGAAGCAGCAACAAAGAATGCAGCAGTAATAGCATCCAATGTGAAACCTTATGGTGATTGTAAGCATATCATCCCCGTGAATAATCAATCAGACTGGTTTACAAATATTAAAAAAGTTGTTAAAGATGCTATTTATAGGCAAGAGATGGGACTTGCCAATGGGGAATGGTGCAGGGAGAACTTTGATTTAATCAAGGTAAATAAGTTAAGAACACAAATATTCAACGCATTATGAAAGCACAATTAACCTTTGACCTTGATGACATTGATGAAAGGACTGCACATTTAAGGTGCATTAAATCTGAGGCATTGATGTCTGCAATACATACTTTCCACTACAACACAAAGAAAAGATTAATGAACTTGGTTGAGGAGAAAGGTCTAAGTGAATACGAAGCAGTTGAATTAGTCTTTGATGAGTTTGAACTATTGATGAGCGACCATAACATAATCATATCAGAATTAATAAACTAAACACAATGGATAAGGTACTAATCGCAATGGCGGTACACGATACCGAAGAGAACAAAAGGTCAGAACTAACAGAAAAGGTTCTGAAGGAATTACATTTTCAGCATATCTTTTATGACCATGAGTTTTGGATTATAGATAATGACTCTTGCGAAAAAACAAAGGAAATTATAAAAGAATATGCAGCAGATGGTTTCATCAATGTTATAACAAATGAGCAGAACATTGGAACTGCTGAAGCGGTTAATCTTGCTTGGAAGCATCGCAAACCAGGTCAGCACTGCATCAAGATGGACAATGATGTAATCATAGACAATTATGATTGGGTGAAAGAAATGGTGCATGCAATAGAACGTGAGGCAAGGATTGGCATAGTAGGTCTAAAGAGAAAAGATTGTTGGGAAGAACCGAACCATGCCTTGCCTGACTGGAGAAGCGAGTTGATAATGCTACCACACTTCGCAGGTCAGCGTTGGATAATAGTTGAGAAGTGCCATCACATAATAGGTACTTGCCAAATGTACTCCTCCGCTTTGCTTGACAAAATAGGGTATCTTTGCCAACCTAACCTGTACGGATATGATGATGTTCTTGCATCTCATAGATCAACAGTAGCAGGGATGTGGAATGTCTTTTTGCCTCACATTGAGATTGAACACATAGACAAAGGGGAAACGGAATACCAAACATGGAAGGAGAAGCATAGTGCAGAGGTAATTCAAGAGGTAATCAAAATGACCCACGAGTATTATAAAGGCACAAGACCAATCTACTATAATCCTTTTCAATGAAAGTAATAGTATCACTTGACAATCCGAATCACGCAGGTTGGTTGAAGTTTGAGGAATCACTCAAGCAACACGGATGGGCATACCATCCAATAGTGAGAGAGTGGAAGGGGTTCGGCACAAAGATAATAGGACTTTATGAGTACCTATGCTCAACCGATATAGATGAGTTTGTTTACCTTGATGCCTATGATAACTATTGCATCGCAGGACCTCAAGAGTTCAAGTTTAAAAAGAAGGACTTCCCAATGATAGTATCAAGTGAAAAAGGATGCTATCCCGACACGCATAAAATGGGAATGTTCCCAGTGGTTAATCACGAGTGGAAGTTTCTAAACAGTGGGCAGATATACGGAAACAAGGAACACTTCATAAATGTTTACAATAGTAATCCTCCGAAGTTTGAAGATGATGACCAACGCTGGTACACGGAACGCTACCTTGCAATGCCTGACAAGATAGGACTTGACTATTGTAACATCTTCCAATCGGTAGCGTTTGAGGTAGAAGGTGACTTTACCCTAACTTACAACAGACTTTACAACAATAAAACCCATACCTTCCCAATGTTCATTCACGGGAATGGAAAGACTGACATGAGTAAATTTTATCTATTATGACCCCAAAAGAAAAAGCAGCATACTTAGTCTTAAAGTATATGTCAAAGGTTGTGAGCAAGAATGTAGCAAAACAGTGTGCATTAGTTTGCTGCGATGAAGTTCTTGGTCACATGGGAGCAGACAGAGGTGTTGAATTTTGGCAAGAAGTAAAACAAGAAATAGAACTGTTATGATGGAATTATTAGTCAAGGAATACACCGACAAGGTAAACGCAGACAAAGAACTTAAAGAGTATCGGGACTGGATAGAAGCAAACGCATTCGGATTCGGTGAAAGGTGTTTCATTTGGATGTGGAATGATATTGTCGCAAGGATGCCTCAAGAGTTTACCTTTATGGAGATTGGGGTCTTCAGAGGGCAGATACTTGGACTTGTTAAAGCACTTGCAGACAGACAAGGAAAAAAGGTTAGGCGAATCGGAATCACACCTCTTGACACATCGGATGGGCATTGGGAATCCGATTACGAAGCAGACATTAAGAAACTGCATGACACCTTTAAGATTGCCAATGATTACGAACTAATCACACTTGATTCAACCAATCCCGTTGCGGTGAACCTTGCCTCACAGAATCCTCCTGATGTTCTTTACATAGATGGAGGGCATACTTATGAGGTGGTAATGTCTGACCTCAAGAACTATATCCCTATCCTAAAGGCTGGAGGTACACTGGTCATTGATGATTGTAACAACGCAATACCAATGCCATTCGGTTACTTTGCAGGGATTCAATCGGTATCTAACGCAGTGGACCAATTCCTTCCAAGAGAAGGTCAGACAGAACAATGGAAGCATGAACTTAACTTAGTACACAATAGGGTACTTACTAAATTGAAGTAAAATGGAAAAGAAAAAGAATAAGGTTGGAAGACCGAGAAACATAGAAACTCCTGAAATAATGCTTGACCTATTCCTACAATATGTGGAATATGAAAAGAGCAATCCTATAAAAGTCAAAGACTGGGTAGGAGGCATGGCAAAGCAAGTCATAAGAGAAAAGGAAGCACCTTTGACACTTGAAGGATTTTCAATATGGTGTTATAATAACGGAATCGCAAGGTCAATCCATGACTATTTTAAGAACTTTAATGGAGCATACGAAGAATTTTCACTTATCTGTTCACGTATAAGGGAAACAATTAGGCAAGACCAAATCCGTGGAGGCATGGCAGGTATCTACAATCCTTCCATAACCCAACGTTTGAACAACCTGGTAGAGAAAACTGAGAACAAACATGAGGTAAGCGAAATAAAGATTACCCGTGACCGCTAACGTAAAACTTTACAATCCACACGATGCCCAAAGAAAGGTCATAGATTGCGAGAAAAGATTTATCGTGATGATGGCAGGGCGAAGGTTTGGCAAGTCATTAATCAGTCAGACAATCGCATTAGAAAGCGGTATTGAGGGCAAGAGGGTGGCATACATTACACCAACATACCAACTTGGTAAGATATTCTTTCAAGAGTTGTTAGATATGCTACCTCTTGAGATATACAAAAAGAATGAGGCAGACCTTGTCATCCAGTTCATCACGGGTGGTTCAATCCGATTCTTTACGGGTGAGAGGTTGGATAACCTTAGAGGTCTGAAGTTTCACCTATGCATTATTGATGAGGCAAGTTTCATACCTGATCTTGAGGGCGGTTGGTTGAATAGTATCAGACCTACTCTTACGGATTACAAAGGAAGGGCATTGTTTCTCTCAACCCCAAAGGGTAAGAATTACTTTTACTCATTGTTTATGAAAGGGAACGGAGGGGAGGAAGATTGGCAATCGTTCAAGTTTAGCACCTATGACAACCCCTACATAGACAAGAGTGAGATTGATTCGGCAAGGATGCAACTGCCCGAGGTGGTCTTTGAGCAGGAGTACATGGCGAACCCTGCCGAGAACGCTGCTAATCCTTTCGGGTCTGCTTACATTCGGCAATGCATCTTCCCGATGTCTACCAATCCTGTTGCCTGTTATGGGATAGACCTTGCCAAAGCGGTTGACTGGACTGTGGTGATAGGACTTGACAAGA